ATGTTTGCATATAATAAACATATCAAAGGAGATGGTTATGTGATTAAAGATGAGCTTACAAATAATACTCTATTAAACGAGCAAGTATTCAAGCAAAACGGGATTGTAGCAATGGAATCATTAAACTATACACTCCCCGTTCGTATTACTTTCCGGAAGAATAGCAAATACGTTACCAATATTGGGATTGTTGCTGAAGTGGATAGGCAAATGAAATATTTAATCTTGGATTTATTAAGTGGGGAAATTAGAATTGAACTCGACTGTATAGTTGCTGTAGAAAGGTATTACCATGATTAGGATTCCAGAAACCGACAGAGATATCATAGAAACAGCTTTGTATTTACCAATGCTACTTAAAATACTCGAACAAGATAAAGTTTTGATTGAACAAGGATCTTTTAAAATAAAATCTCCCTATATGGATATAGTCGAGAGTGCGATTTCGGCTGTACGGAAGGATTTAAAAGTTGCTAAGGACCATTTGCGAAAAGAAAAAATTAAAGTGGAAGAAATTAAAAGAGAAGCAGATTTCACGATGTATACCTTTATTTATAAGGGATATGAAGAGCATCATAACTATTTCAATCCACGGTTGCGGAATAAGTGTGAGGAATTGCTAAGTTTTTATTTAAAGAAAGGAAACAACGAATAGGTCCCTCTCAATCAAGAGACGGGCTTATTTATTTTACAAAACCTTTACAAGGACTTTTATCCTACACATCGAATATAAATGGTGTGAGTTTCTAACTATTTATATAGGAGTGATGAGATGAACAATATTGGAGAACGATGGTATGAATTAAGGGAACGTATTTGGTGTAACTACGTAGTTAGATATTGGAATTGGTTTTGGTACTACCGTAGAGGGAAAATAAAATTTACTGTATATGATTTCGGAGATCATTATAACGTGTCTGCTTCGAATGGAAAATTAAGCGTTCATCAATGTTTCGGAAGCACGCCAGAACAAGCAAAAGAAATGGCTATTTGGAGACTGAAAACCTTTGACGATAGAAATAAAAACAGAAAAGCCCCTATTCGTATAGAATAAGGGCTTTTACATTACTTATCTAAGAGGTTCCTACGCAGTCTATTACTTACTGGTGAGAAATAAAAAAAAGATATGAATGTAGAAGCTATGAGAGATTATTTAACTCTGCTTGAAGCTATTAATACATCGGAAGCTCAATGGGATGAGAACTATTTTTTTCAATTAGAGGGAATATCTTTTGTTTGTGGAAACTTTATAGTAAGCTTATTTATATCTATTGTATTTTCATTTAATAAATTTCAAATTCACATTATATTTGATAATCAAAACGGAGGAAAAAAATGAAACCTATTGTCACAACATTCGCCTTTTCTAATGATGTAAAACAACAAACTATGGATGGTAATGTACAAAGCATTCAAGTTATTGATCCTCAAAATGTTTTTAGACCAACTTTTATTCCTGGAACATTTTCATTTGCTGTTACCTTCGGAGTATTAGGCTTGGACCCTGATAAGAAAAACGTCCTTCGATTTGAGATAAAAGATCCAAATGAAGTTAATGTTGTTGAAACACCCCACATTGATATACCGCCAAATATCAATTTTGATGACAGCATCTTACCAAAAGAATCCAATGGATTTATATTTAACATGGATTTTAGAAATATCGCATTTAGATTGGAAGGTAAATATACTGCATATATTCATGTGAATCACGAAAATATCGGAGGATTCCCTGTTTTAGTTTATCCACAGGAGAGATTATAATGAATGCAGCATATATTGAGCTCATTAATGGTCAAGCTGAAGTTGAATTAGAACCTTCAACCGAATATTCTGTGGACAAAAAAATTGTAAAAATAATCGCTATTAGTTGTATCGCTGCTGTAGGAAGTTCTACAGTACAGACTTTTCCGTCTCCGACGCAAAAGTTAGAAAATGTCTTGGGTATTGACAAAAACTATATCTCTAGTAATAACTTCAAAGATTCATATCCAATTATTGAAAATTTAAAAACATTTAATCAAACCAAAATACAAAATCAGTTTGTAAGATCATTTATCCCTCAGACATCATACAATGAGATAGTTTTAGAAAATCTGAATGGAATAAGTATTGCCTTTAATAATACTTTTGAACAATTAAATAGCATAATATCTCCTTCAGATGATAAAATTAATAATAAAGAGAACGTCGAGGAGCGTAATGAAACCATGTTATACAATAAAATGATAGAAAAAAGGAACAAATTTGAAAAAAGCGCTATGGTACATGGAGTCTTTTTGGCTTTAGTAACTTTGTCTTTATCATTTTTAATACCTGTTTTTTCATTTGCGGCTTCAGTTCCAACTTCTGTTATGTTTTTATCAATTCCAGGTTTTATGGCACTGAGAAGATATATGCGTGGTGAGAACGATGTTTGATACTTTAAATGCAGAATCAACCAAAATTATAGTTCGGCGCTTATGGCCTACAATGTTGTTTTTAGCTGTATTTTCTTTAACAACCGGTATTTTTGCTTATTATTGGACATCTAAATTTGCAAATCAAATACACAGTGTTGTTGCGTTTTACGGTTGGTTTGGGGCATGTATAGTCGCCTTTTTCTATGGAATTATTGCTTTCAATAAAGATATTAAAATACAAACTGCAAACCCACAATTGCAAACACCAGCAGAAGGACCATAGATGCTTCTAAGCATCTTTTTTTTTGAGATCTTCACAAAACAAGCCCCTCTCAATTAAGAGAAGGGCTTTTACATACTATAAAAGACGACCGTTTAATACTAAATTCAAATAATCGATTTCATCAAATGTTAAGCTCTTTTCAGATGCTTTTTTCTCCCATTGATCTGAACTTAAAATCCCATTTCCCCTTGCTTTCTTATAAATTTCTGCCGCTTCTTGCCATTGCCAATCAGCCCAATTTGGTTTATTTCCACTCACTTTAGGTTCCTCCTTTTTTTCTTCTTTGACTGCTGAAGCAAAAACAGGTGATGTCCACGATACCTTCACTTCAAAGTGGGGCATATCTGGAGTGGACCATGTACCTCCCCATGTAATCCCTAGTTTCTTTGCAATTTCCCCTGCTTTTTTCAAGGTATTTACATCGTACAATCCTAATGGAGGACTAACTGCAATGTCCCATGCCATACGCCCAGTATGATTGCTTTTTAAAGTCCATGTGACCTTTTGCCCTTGCCTTGTCCTACCTTGTGCATATAGATAATCTTGACGGGCTTGGCTACGGTAAGTCTCTGTGATGAATATATATATGCTAGCTTTTTTACACTCGTCTAAAAATAATCGACAAGCCCTTTGGGCAACAGGATGCAGCTCATTGATATCTCGGCATGTAGTTGTCACGCTCATTTAACCAGCTCCTTAATAAGATAAAAAGCCATCCGTGTGAACAGCTTAAGTCCTCTTTTTCTTTTTAAACCAGCCAGTGTGCGTGTTCTTCCACACGGCATACACATTAATTACGAGTGCAGCGAAAGCAGAAATAACAAGCACAAAAGCATTAATGCTTGCTTCCGTAAACCAAGCAAAGGAAATGCCAATCGTTCCAAAGAAAAAAATAAGGGCTGTCAGGAACCCCCCTAGTAATGTGAATATATCCTTTTTCATTTCAATGACCTCCTTTTAATACGTTATAAAAAATAGCGATTGCTCCACCAATGATGCCAGTACAAATCGCTGTAATTATCGCTGCAGTTATCGTCCTTTTTATCCATGTAGTATTTTCGTCAATCTTAACCAATTTCTCATTCATGGAAATAATCTGTTGGTCATGGCGATCTGAAGTTCTTTCTAGAACATTTACTCGATTTTCTAGTGATTTAATATCGCTTTTTACTTCTGTGATTTCCTTATCATTTGTATTCATCGCGATCTCCCCCAATGTGATTGCCCCCTTTAACATAAATCTCTCTGTTATTCACAAAATAAAAAGACGGTAGAAGCCCGCCTATGAAACTTGGAAATAACTATGCTGTTGGTTCTGTTGGTGTTGGATACCACAAGCGAATTTCGTTTTTGTGCATTCCTGTTTCCCCTAAAGCTATAAACTGTGTGCGATGATCATTTAAGCTTTCTGCTAACGATTTTGCATTATAGTTTTCTATTGTTGCCTTTATAGTTCCACCATTTGCTAATTGAAATGTAATTTCCATTTTTATTCCTCCTAATTTTTATCCTACTGTTCCTGTTAATTCTGTGTAAGATGAGCCATCGTAAACTCTTACTCTATTACCACTGCGCCATAATTTCAAAGATTGACCAGTATACGGTTTGACGTACTGGCTATCAGCATGGACATGCCCTGTTAAGCTAAAACTTTGATACGTGTAAGATCCGTTTAGCGTATTTGCATTTCCTGCATTTTGGGCATACAGGACGTTACCCGGCACGTTATTACCCCATATGATGTTACCTAAACGCAGGTCTAGAGTTCCGCCATCTAAAACAAATTGCCCGCCACGAATAGTTGCACCTGTTATATTACCTGCCGTAATGTTACCGAGACTGCCGGTGATATCCGATAGGACTGATACGGCTCCCACAAAGTTAATCTTGCTCGCTATGATATCGACAGTAGTTGCAGATTGATTAATCAAAGATGCTATTGTATTACCGGTAAAATCCGATTGACTCACTTTAGAGGATATCAGTCCTGCCTGAACACTTAATGACCCTTCAGCGCTTCGGATACGAGAATCAAGTCCACCAATGTTCGAATTTACAGCGCCTACTTGACCATCTACATAAGAAACTGACGCTTTGAGAGCGACCGTACCTGCTACCACATTTATTGATGCTTCAACAGATTCAATTTGACCGTCAAAGTAATTGTAGGCTTCATCTATTCCTGTGTCCGTGTAAGCCTTAGACTCAATCAATACCCCTTCTGCTTTCACGTCTATTTGTGATATCGCCTCTTGTACTTCGCCGTCAAGTCTCTCAACCTGCATGTTAATATTTTCATTAGCCTGCTCAAACTTTGATCGATATTCTTTTTTGTCTTCGTCAATTTCAATTCGAGCTTCTGTGAGTACATCTGTAAAGTTACGTTTCTTATTACCTAGAGTGACAACAGGACTTTTATTGCTAAAAGGATACCATTTTCGAGCGATCACCCTTGTTTTAAAGTCAATATTCATTGGCTCGTATATGGTCCATTGCCGATCACCTAAACCAACATCAAACCCAAGCCGGGTTACTTCTAATTCAAAACTAATCACTGGAACATCATTCAACTCTTGTTTAATTCGTTCATTCATTGATTCAACAATCGTGTAACGATCATCTCTGACAGGTTCTGCGTGACGTTCTCCGTATACCTCTACCATAGGTGACCTGTACGTTACTTCTAATCCATTACTTCCAAAACCTTTTATTACGGTACGTAGATTGGTAGTATCCACTGACTTTTTGAGTGTTTTAACATTATGCTTATACCTAAATTGATTGTCGGTATCCGTACCAATTTGCTTAAAAATCTTGACATGCTTATTGGGCATAATCTTAATCTCACATTCAAGTTTAGAACAAGCATCCCAAATTAATGAAAGAACATTATTTTCACCGAAATTAGCGAACAACGCATAATTCGTTACGTCAACGATCTCAAAAGTCCAACCGGTACCCGATAACAGGAAAGAAAAAATATCATTTGCATTCCTTGTGCCACCTATAATGCCATATACTTGATGTTCGATTAGATCAAAGAAAACATGTTGTGCTGCAACTGACTTTTGATTGCGGATCTCTGTCATATTTTTAACTCTATATTCGTGTCCATCTAATTCGACTGTGCTTTCTTCTTCTAAAAGTGGATACGAGTGGGCATTATTGGCAGTAGAAAAAGAGGTAAATGAAATTGAAAAATCTCCGTTTACCTCTTCATTAATTTCACAACTATTGATGTTAGTTAATAATTCTGTATCCCCTGTTAAATTTTTAACTACAAGCAATAGCACCGCCTCCTTTCGGCAAATAGAAAAAGCCCTTATTGGACTTGTGTAATTAATCAATATTAATTAATTCTGTTACAATACTCACAAAACATTTCCTAATTTAACCTATTTTTTTCATTTATTTTCCTATATACTAATATAGATTTCACTATATAGGAGGTAATTTGAATGAAAAGGATATTTAAAGCTTCATTGTTATTTTCTTTAGCAATAGCATTATTAATCTCATTATCTTTTACTACTAATTCAGTAGAAGCTGCATCCACTTCAAAAGCTACGGTTATTGTGAACAAACTTGAAATTAGAAATGGTGCAGGGACAAAGTATAAAGTGGTTGGATACTTGAAAAAGGGTGACAAAATCACCATTTTTTCCAAAACTAAGTCAGGTTGGTCTGAAGTTAAATACAACCAGAAAAAAGCCTATGTTACGACTAAATCCCTAAAGTTTGATGAAGCTAAAACAATTGTAGCTAAAGTAGGGAAAACGACGGTTCAAGCAGATAAAGAATTAGTTTATCCACAAATTTCTGGATTATCGACAAAGTCAGTTCAAGATAAGATTAATAACACTCTTCGAAATCACATAAGAAATTCAATAAAATACAAACAATTAATGTTAGCAGATTTAGAAGAATGGAAACTTGAAGATGATGGGACCTATCCTGACTACGCATTCCAATGGGAGTATCTGACTTCGTATGAAGTTGCTTACAATAAAAACAACACTCTAAGCATTATCATGTATGATTATCAGTACATGGGCGGTGCACATGGAATGGGATCAGCAGAAGCCTATAATTTCAGTCTAAGCACCGGTAATCGTATAGTTCTTCATGATGTTCTAAAAAATAGAAATAATTATTTGAAAGTTAAAAGACATGCATTTAAAACGATCATTAATTCATATCCTTACTATCTTGACAACATAAACGATTTTGATATTACCAGAGATACACAATTTGTATATGCGGATGGGGGAATAAAACTAGTATTCCAAGAATACGAAGTCGCTCCATATTCAGAGGGTAATCCTAAAGTAAACATCCCTTATACAATTTACAAGTAACATAAACAGACCTAACATTTATCGTTGGGTCTGTTTTCTATAAAGCTGTGAATATATTCAGTCGGATATCAAAGGGAGAACACAAAGGTAAAGAGACTAGCTAATTGCTAATCTCTGAGTTAAACTAATGTACAGTTTTCACCGACTAAGGCACAAATAAAATAAGAATTAACATAAAAAAAACTAAACTTAAGATTAATGAAACTACTTTAATCCACATTTTTTCTTTAACTTTCAATATAAATAAAGTGACAATGATGATCCAAATCCACTTTGAAACATTGAATTTTAGAGACTGTATATACTCAAGTTTAGGTAATATAACACTAGTTAAAAACAGTAGTATTCCTGCTGTTAATGAATAAATGAATATTTTCAAAGCCTTCAAATTTTACACTCTCATTTCTTCTATAAAATAATATATAGTATATCAAATAATCTTATAAAAATGAGAGCATAAAAAATACACCTCGATGAGTGTTTGAATACTGCATATTATTGACCATTAGTGAATTAAATAGGTGCATTATAATTCGCCAAATCAGACATAGTTACTACATCCACGTTAGTTGTTGCTAAATAATCCATCATCAATTGAAAATTAGATGGTAATACTTGCGTTTCTGCTGTTGCAGGGTTTGCAAAATAGTGGAAAGTTAAGATTAATAGTGATTTATTCTGTACGGCAAAATCAATCCACGTTTGAACCTGTGCGACCGTTGTAGAATTAATCACATTTTGTATTTTTAACCTGTGCACATCGGCTGGTGGATAGTATTCATACCCATCCATAACGGTGCTATGCGTTGAGTAATACTTTTTAATTTCATCCAAAATAGCAGGATTAAATTGACCGCCCGGAGTTGCTAAATGATCAGCACCACGATAAAACCCATTTTCAAGTAGCCACTTTTTAGAATCCAACAATTGGTGGGTGAGTTCCTGTGGCGATGGTTTATCATCCAGTAAATATGTGTGATTGACTGTATGACTTGCAATATCCCACCCTAAATCCTGCAATGTGTGTAACTGTTGCATAGTCATCCTGTTCGATGTCTTATCATCATGCTGTGCAGTAATCACATACGCCACACCGCGTAAACCGTATTTATCCATAATCGGCTTGGCTTCTTTATATACAGTATCGTGACCATCATCAAACCGTAAAACGACCTTGGCACGACTAAATGGGTTAGGGACAAGCTGTATCCTATCAAATATAGCGACGGTTGACTTGCCTGGTACTGGAACAACTTTTATTCTCCATCGTTGTATATTCGCTAACTGGTCAATTGTTGGTGGAGTAGACCCTAAACGATTGAATTTTCTCGGTATTAAGCCAATTGTGTTCCACCCATTTCTCAATTCCCTTCCCAAAACAGATTCGGCAAAGTAATTTGTAAAGCCTGTAGTAGGGGATAATAGAATATCAACGCTCTCAATTGTAGACACATCGGGAATGTACACATCTACTTCAATCCCTTTATCTATCACGTTGGAATTTATGCTTTTATCAGCAAAACACGTAATAGTGGTAGCATCCAATCTAATTGCTTGTTTACCTGTGCGGAAATTGACTGTATCATCGGCAATAGTTGAACCAGCGGGGCTTTGCTTTGTCCACCCATGTCCTGCTTGCCAATGTTCAACCATCTCTTTTTTTGCAGAGTACCCAAAACGATTAGGCGTGGTGTTTGCATCACTCCCAGAACTGACTACAACATTTCCGTTAACGTCAGGAGTAACCCCATTAACCTTCTTCACTGTTTCGACCAACTGCGACATAGTTTGATTGATTTTGTTGTCTAAAACACTAACATCCGTACCCACTAAACGATCCGTTTCAGTCTTTGCACGGTCTGCCTGAGTCTTGGCGTAATCTCCTTGTGTTTGGGCAAAATTTGCTTTGGTATTTGCATTTGTGGTTGCTTGATCAGCATTAGTTTTTGCTGTGTTGGCATTTGACGTAGCTGTTTCGGTAGCTGATTTTATTTGCGCTAAATTAGATGCTTCATGAATAGCATTTGCGGCTGCTTGTTCAGCATCATTACCTTTTTCCATAGCGAAATTGGCGGCATCCATCGTAGTCTGGGCTACGTCTTCCACTTCAACAAAAAATTCTTGTAACAAAGGCATACCCTTTGATTTTTCAAAAGAGGCTCCCAAAGACTTTGCGAAATACACTTTCAAACGCTTTGAACTTAGGCGGGTACCTTTTTTAAAGAACTGCAAAGTAAGCTCACCATATCCAGGCGCGCCCATTTCTTCGGTTCCAATATCGTATTTGATTGTGTTTTCTGTTGCCGTTAAGCTACGAGTAGTAATAACTCCATCCGGACGTTGAAAGTTTACGGTTATATTATCTACATCACTTAGATCCGCAACAGCACCATTGTCCTTAATGACAAATTCTAGGATATTGGTGTCGTTTTGGATAAAGGTCGGCGTTGGGACTGTTGTTGCAAGACGCATGTCTAGTATCACCGATTGCTTATTGTTTGTTTCCATCTAAAACACCACCTATATATAATAAAAACGGAAGTCGAAGCTGATCGTGAAATCAGTCGCTCCCGTTATTTCGAAGTAGTTCCACCCTTCCTCAAGAGTGATTAGTTTGTGATTGGTCTGTCCAAAAATACTGGAGCTGTTTTTGAAAGACCGAATACCGTCTAGGCGGATAACATCGCTAGGAGTTGTTGATCCTGTATATATCCACTCATCACCGGTTGTCAGATTTTTAATTGATAGGTTAGTAGATGCACCTTCAAATTCAATAATATGTTCCTTGTTACGTGGATCTACTATTACATCAGAATCATTAAACACCGCAAAGGATTTTTCGGTAAATACATACCGAATTGTTGGATCCCCTTCATCTATTTTTCCTTTACCTACTCCAAAATAATAATCTGATATGCCAGGTCTAAGTGTGGTCCCTAATGACTCAGCATATGGAGACGGGGAAACGAGATTAATAGTAAAAGTCCCTGCATTCCAACTTAACTTTTCTACCGTGTATTTTTCAGCTGATCTAACCTTCCAGCGCTTGTGTAACTCCTTATCATCGATTACATAAAAGTATGTCTTGCCATTAAACAGCCGATATACCAAACTTTGTAGTTGACTATAATTGTAGTCTTCAGCAGATCTTATAAAAAATGAAGCGCTCATTGTGCGCCCATCGTATGTCGTTTCTAAATCAATATGGCCGTCCATTCCTTCGACAGTTTCTGATTCGTTACGAGGGGAAAGTGAATCGATAATAAGCTTCAACGGAGTAATACCGAATGCCTTTAAATCAATCTTATTTCCGTTTAATTCTAATAAAATCATCGTCGCACACCTGCCGCTCTTAAACTAGCTGAATACTGATAATTAAGGTGATCTTGAACTCCATTTGTTAGCGTTGCTCCGTCCATATATATATCAGTATCTTTATTTAATAATTGCAACAAGACTTTTGTTTGTTCCAGTGTAGCTTCTAACAGTTTAGAGAGTGTGTCGTCTCCAGAACTACCACTAACGTTCGGCAATTGACTCGGACGTTTATTACCTGTGTCAATCGTTTTTCCAGCTAATGCTAATAACTTCATTGCATCTGTACGTCTGCTTGGGTCAGTAGGGATAACAAACTCTGGCCAACCACCTTCAGCTAACTCATACAAACCTCTTGATTTAATTAGCCCACCAGTTGCAAATTTACGTTTTCCAGTTGCCCCCCAGCCGCGCTTACCGTATGGAAGATTTTTTTTCCAGGAAGTATTATTAAAGAATGCTAACAACTGATCGTAACCAGAATAAATATTAGAATGGCCCTTTACGGCATAGCGCGAAAATGTTTGTGGAATATACTGAAGCAATCCACGAGCAGGATTTCCAGAAGCAGTATTGATATCCCACACAGCAGATGATTGGACAATTTTTTCATTACCACCTGACTCACGTTGAATCTGAGCAAGAATACCATTAAGCTCCGCATCCGTTATTGATTCTTTCATTGCTGCTGCTGCTTGAAGGATGACATTTCTCCATCTTTCCACACCTTTACCGGGAGGAGCTCCCAACGATCCTCCGAAATCGAAATCAGAAATTAACCCTTTCATATAACCAAGCATAGAATCTTTAATTTTTGTAAATGCACCCGTTCCAACATCTTTTAAAGCACCTGGGAAAGATGGGGTTTCGACTCCGAACGCTTCCATTGCTTTATTAAAGAGTTTGCCTGGATCAGAGATATAAGACCACACGTCAAATGCTGTATCTTTGATGTTTTTAGCTATGTTTTTAGTACCTTCCCAAGCCGATGAAAGCCAACCGATTCCGTTTGCATAACCAGGGAAATAACCGCTTAAAAGGTTTTCAGTTTGCTTGTTTGGTAAAACGGAAGTACCAGCTGGAAGGTTTAAAAATTGGGAACCCTTTTCTCCAAGCATGGTATACCCTACACCAGGAACATGGGCAAGCTCCCGTCCCTTTTCTCCGACAATAGCAGGACCACCCGGATGGTTATCCGTCCCTGTGGCGTATTGGGGTACTTTCCAATCTCCAATCTTTTTGGATACGCCAACTTTATCTAAAACCCAATTGACACCAGTTATGACGCCGTTGACACCTTTACCAAGTGTTTCTGTCATTTTATTAGCTACCGCTTTAAGACCATCGCCGATTTTCGAAGCTGTACTTTTAAGTCCATCTCCCATTTTTTGTGGCATGCCCTTCACTGTTTCAACCATATCCGCGACATAGCCTTTGACATTGTTTTTGATTGTGCCAAAAATCTCTCCTAATTGAGATTTTAATGAGTTAAATTTCGTTAGGGTATTCGTAACAGCATCTTTGATGGGATTGTAAATATAGTCTTTGACAGCATTCCAGATTGTTTTTGCAGTGTTGCGAATGGCTGTAAAAATGGCTTCAACAGTAGTTTTTAAAGTGTCGAAACGGCCTTTCACTAAATCAAAAATGGATTGAATCACCGATTTAAAAAAGCTTAAAATACCATTCCAGATTGTGGAGATAACATTTTTTATCGTGGTTATGATCGAACTCACTGTACTTTGCATGCTGGTAAATCTGTTTTTCACAAAATCGAAAATGGATTGAATTACTGACTTGAAAAAGCTTAATATGGCATTCCAAATCGTTGAAATGATATTTTTAATACCTGTTAAAATGCTGTTGGTTGTATTCTGCATGGCTGTGAATCTGTTTTTCACAAAATTAACTATCCACTCAATCACCGTGGAAAATACATTTTGGATACTTCCCCAAGTACTTTTGAATCCACTAACAAGCAATTTGCCTAGTGATAATATCCCTTTCAGCATCTTCCCCCAGAACATTAATTGGACACCATTCCAAATTAATTCTAGCGCACCAAAAAACACTTGTTTGATGCCTTCCCACATCTTGCTAAAATTACCTGTAAATAAACCTGAGAATACCTTGACCAGACCCATAATGACATCTAAAGCTCCTGAAATCACACCTTTTATGTTTTCCCAAACCATCTTAATAATAGCTAGTACAGCAGGCATGATAAATTTAATAACTGCAAAAATCCCTTGAAAAATTACACCAACCACTGTACTGATATTTTTTAGGGCTTGAATGATCACGTCACTGTTTTCCTGCCAGAATTTTTGAAGGATGGCTAATTGGTCTTTAAAAAATTGTATAACCGCTTGAATCGCTGGCTTTATTACAGCTAAAGCATCTTTTGCAAGGTCTTTAATTTTGGTAATTAGATTATGAATACCTTCACGGAACGTCTCTGAATTTTTATATAGCAGTACAAATCCAGCACCTAGCAAAGTGAGTACTCCTATAACGATTCCTACAGGTCCTGTCAATGCAGCCAATCCTAACCTTAGAAAATTAAGTAATCCACCTGCCCTCGCTATCGCCGGGAAAAGTTTTGAAATACCCGTCAGCGCATTACCTAAAAACCCTATAAACATTCCGCCAACAAGCAGTAGTGGACCGATTGCAGCCACTAGGCCACCAATGATGACTGTCGCTAGTTTAAATTCTTTTGGTAGTTTCTGAACCTTCTCTACAAGACCGGTAAAAGTCTGGATGAGATTTCTAATTGTCGGCTCCAAAATTTTGTAAATTTGTATAGATAATTCTTGTATGGATGCAACCATCATATTGATATCGCCTTTGGCGTTATCATTCATAGTTTTGGCCATTTTTGATGCTGCACCATCAGCGTTTGTAAGATCATTTGTCATAGTACGCAGATTTTCAGATCCGCTTTCAAGCAAGATAACCCAATGCTTATAAGCCTCTGCCCCGAATGTAGTCGCTAGATATCCAGCTCTCTGTTCCTGTGTCATATCTCTTGTTGCAATTTCTAATTCCTTTACTAAATCCGGCATACTTTTTAGGTTTCCTGCTGCATCAAAAAACTCGGAATTGGTGGCTTCCCACAATTTGCCCATTTTCTTAGTCGGTTTCGCTAAACGAGTAAGAGAGGAGGCAAAAGCTTGTCCAGCAATTGAACCTTTAAGGCCGCTGTTTGCAAAAACCATCGTGGCAGCCGAAGTTTCTTCTAAGCTCCAACCGAAAGCGTGAGCTGCCGGAGCACTATATTTTAAAGCTTCCCCCATTTGCTCGACGTTTGTATTTGCGTTTGCCTGTGCATAAGCAAAAACGTCTGCTGCATGACTTGCTTCAGTTGCTTTCATTCCGAACGCTTGCATCGTGTCACTTGTAATGTCTGCCGCTTTTCCTAAGTCCATAGCACCTGCTGCCGCTAAATCCAACATTCCAGGCATTGCTGACATAATGTCTTTTGTTTTAAATCCCGCAAGTGCTAGATATTGCATACCTTCACTTGCTTCTTTTGCTGTGAATTTGGTAGATGCACCGAGCTCCCTTGCTTGATTTTCTAATGCTTTAAAATCTTTACCAGTAGCCCCGGAAATTGCAGCAACCTTGCTCATACTTTCTTCAAAGTCCATGCCTGTCTTTATCGCCATTACACCTATCCCGGCAATAGGAGCTGTTACATACATGGACATTGATCTTCCGGCATTCTTCATACTATCGCCAATTTTAGTCAGTCGGGTTCCTGTTTCGTTCAATTGGTTACCGAATTGAGTCCAGCCTGATTGAGCGATACGTTGTTGCTCTCTTAACCTTTCGAGTTCTTCCCGTGTTTTCCCAACATATCGTTCTAAATTATTAAGGGCTGCAACTTGATTGTTATAGCTCGCAGCCGCTTTATCAGCTTGCTTTGAACCCTCGCCGTGTTCACGTACCATTTTTTCATAATGTTCTTTGGCCGCTTTTGTTACTGCTTTCTGTACTTCTAACTTTCTATTTAAACCATTCAAGCGTGTTTCATATGCTCCTACAGATTTATCACCACGATCAAAAGCAGACATGTTCGCTTTCATTTCGCTATTGACCGTTCTTAATTTATCTTTTAACCCTGTTAATCCACGATTTAAGGCGGTGGTATCAAGAGCTAAGTCAATCGTCAGTCCTTCTATTCGTTGCATGGCTACCTCCTTTCTTTAGCCTCCGAAAGCAGCTATTAACGATTTTTCTTTTTTAGGCTGGGGCTGGTTTTTTTCTCTTAAAATTTCTAGCATGAAATGAAACGGCATGTTCAATATTTCATTGATGTCCTTTCCTTCTTTCATGAGGTCAAGGATGAGTTTATCCATGTACTCTTTTTGTTTTTGCGGAGTGAAATCTTCATCTGTTAGCGATTCTTCTCCGCTAAGAATTTTTTTGTTTCGTCATTTTGCCGTCCTTGGGCAACGAACATAATCTGCTCCTGTAATGTTTGGATAGCATCAGGAGCATGTAGCCCATTGAACAGATCATCTTTTGTAAACTGCTTGTTATATACTTTGTCAGCAACAAAGTCTAGGAGTTTATCAATCAATTCTCTTTCGGAAGCAGCGTTTTTGTTTTCGTCGCTTTTGTCAATTTGTTCAGTCATATCAATCGCTTCGTAAACAACGGAAAAGGGGAGAAAAACAGGAGTTAAGTATTTTTCAGTGACAATTTCGCCTTCTTTTACTTCTTTTACAAGCTCAATCATATTTCGTTTTAAATTTGCCATTTTTATTTCCTCCTCAAATTAAAAAGAGCAAGCGTTAAGCCTGCTCCTTAATTAGCACTTTATTAATTTTATTTTTTATGGTTGATAGCTCCTCGATCCGCGAAGCAGATGTTTCATCGGCGTTTTCAGCTGGGTAGATATCACATTTAATGTAAACACGGTTATTGTCCTGCAAATCCTTAAAATCATGAATAACTACAAACTTCTTTTCTTTTTTAGTAGTTTGCTTAGTTTGCTTAGTTTCCTTACTTTCCTTACTCATATTTTACGCTCCCTCTGGTGTAGCTTCTGGATGTGGCTTTCCAAACACTTTTAAAAACATAGAATCTCGTTTCGTGGTTGTTCCTTTTTCATCATAAGCAAACAAGACAGATTTTTCTTGAGCAAACCCTTCTACTTTTCTATCCATAAATTGCGCTTCAATAGTTTCATTAGAAAATTCCACGCCATCTTCCTTAGTTTGTCCTTCTATATTCGGACGAGTGAACATACCTTTTGGAAGCCCTACGTATTCTCGAGAACCATCCTCGTATGTTTTCGCAAAAATAACAGCAACATAAGGAGGGCTGTCTTGGCTACCTGTCGCCGATATTCCCTCATCCGTTTCCCATCCTAAAAGAGTCTGTTTGTCCTCGATTGGGATCTTATGAAACTGCGAACTTACTGAAATATCACCGTTGGATGTGGCCATCTCAGCTGTGGTGTTGTCTCCGTATGCACGGACAATTTCCTGTGGCATTTCAACTGAAATGTTCTGCAAAAACTTTACCCTTTCGACATCTCCTGTTACTGTATCATCTGCATCCAAAACGACATAATAAAATTCGTCTACACCTGTTGCTGCTCTGTAGTTTTTTTCTTTTGCCATATCTTAATCACTCCTATTTTTAATATATAAAAAAGACAGCTTATAAACTATCTACAACATCCCTGTATATTTTCCCTCGATAACGCCTGGCATCACGAAAAATACCATCATCGTATTCTTGTGGCCCAGTTTGTTGCTTAAAACCAAACTGCTTCCACATCACATCGCGTATTTTGTCCGCAACTGTATTAGTATCTGTTCGATTACGTGACCAAACTTCAATTTGAAAAAGACAATCATATGTTAACCATGTATCATCTGCATAGTCTGAAGGATCTGGAGCATCGATCGGATCAATAACAATATATGGTGCTGTAACATTACCTGTTTCCGGGTATTCATAATACTTAATTCTTTCTAGGGCTTGTGTCCGGATATATTCATCGGCAATCAAAGCATTATAGATAAGACTTAAAATGTCCATTATAATCCCTCCATTAACGCTCGCTTAATCGCTTCACGATATGCCCTTTCGCTGTTTCTCATCGCTCTTGCAATAGCACCTTTACCTCTTGGATTCGGATTTTTAACAGTGCCCCACTCGTTAAGGTGGATAATCCTGTAACGATCATGGGGACCACGCCATCGTATTTTAACCACACGAACTCCAGCGACATAAGCAGGCTCCATGATAGTTATTTCTTCAATGGAGTATCCTTTATTCTTAAAGGTCGCAAACTGTCGTTTAAGCTCCTTAACAAACTCATCAGCTGCACGTTTTAATCCTTTATCGCTTATACGTTGCGCCGCTTGTTTTCCAATCCTTCGCTCCAATGCTGCAAGCAATTCTCTTTCTCCACGAATATTTACGCTCATTTTTCCACCAGCCCCGCCACAATTGTTATAAATTGCTTGTTTTGCAAGTCAGGCTGGACATGTTTGACGTTGTAACGTTCGTCTTGATGGTTAGGTGCATTTATAGATACATAATGTTTGTTAGTTGGAATAAAAGTTGACCTTGGATCACGAATGGTTATAGTTAAGTCAGATAAAGTACCCGTCGATTTAGCTAGCTCTAAGTCTTTTAACCAAACATTATCTATTTTTGCCCAGCATTCGTATAAGATGTTCCTTTCAACTTCGCCTGGTTCAGGGCCACTACTCGGTGTATATTCGTAAAATGTTATGCGTGTTTTCATTTCTCCAATCCTGACAAATTTACGACTCACCTGACGCACCAACTCTCAATTGCAATATAATGCTTCGCAAGCCATGATCAATAGCTGTTGAAGTTTTACCAACAACTTGCTGTTCTCGATTTTCGTACCAATGAGTGACTAGCATTAAAATAGCTAATTCATATGCTTTTGAATCACACTCTGGAACACCGGCATTTTCCAGATATTCTTTTGCTGATTCCATTAAAAGCACAAGAAGGCTGTCATCATATGTACCATCAATTCTCAGGTATTCTTTAACTTGTTCAATTTCAATCATTTGACTTCACCGAACTTTTCATTGCTTTTGGTTTCGGTTCTTCCTTTGGTGTATCTAAAAAAACAACTCCGTATTTCGGATGTTCCTTTTGCAGAAACTCGACTCGCTTCCCCTCGGTCTTATATCCTTTTTTAGGATAAGTCTCACCTTTAGAATAACGTATGTGATCATGTTCTTTTTCAATGAAATCATTCAACACGGTATACATTTACTTCACCGCCCTTTCAGAAAAATAAAACCAACCCCTTTATTAAGGAGTTGGCGTTACTTTCACGATACGGAAGGCAGATTTTAGCTTGATTTGGTGATCAAACCACGCTGTTACAACAAATTGTTCGATACCTGTTTTAACGTCTTTATCACGCTCATATAGTGTTGTACCAATATCGTAGTTAAAGTGAGAATATGCGAAGTTACCAACGATCGGATCAATTGCTGCATCGCTGAATACAACCCTTTTCCCTAAGATTTGTTCGGGTTGAACAGAATAAAGCGTTGCGTTTCCGTTTGCTAGCTTTTCGATAATATCAGAGTAATCTTGATAACGCATAACAACAACTGCATTTTCACGGTAGTCCTCATGTAAATCCGCAATCGCTTTTCTAATTGCTTGATATAAGTCATCGCCTTCAACTTTCTTGATGTTGTTTTGTGTTGAATAGAAAGACATATGTTCTTCACCAGTTTTAGGAGAAGTTGCAAAAGCGACTTTTCTTTCTTTAGCTGCTACACCCGATTGCAATGCACCTTCAACGTGAGATACTAAATTAGCGTGAGTACCTTGTAATACAGTTTCTGAAATACCAGCGTATACTTTGAATTTATTGCGACCGAAAGTAACTAGATCGCCTGTCGCTTTTAATTCTTTTGCTGTTTCTTTATCCGCGATGAAATCATCATCATCTAACGTAAAATTAATTTTAGGAATTTCTAAGTTTGTAATTGATGTGAATGTTGATAGTTCTCTCAATTGATTTTTAACAAGTGGCTCTGAGATGATATCGCTCGCTACTGTTTTAGGTAAAAACTTACCACCCTTTGTTGAGCTATCATCACCTAACACTTGGAATACTTCGACAGGAACAGGCTTATTTGCCATTGTAGCTGAAAATAGTTCAGCTTTCGCTTTAACCGCTTTTTGTTTTGGATCATTTTCATTAGAGATTCCTAATGAACCAGCTTTTGCTTTAGCTTCTAATTCTGCTTGTTGTTCCGCCTCTAATTTATCATGTTGCTCTTTAATTACATCAAATCGAGCTTTCAAATCCTCTTTTGTTTTTTGAAGAGTTTTAATATCTTCCATCGATGCAGAAGGATCAACCGCTTTTTGAGAAAGCTCACCTTCCGTTTTTTGTAATTGTTGACCGATAGTTACTAGATTTTGCTTCAGTTCAAATAAAGTTTTCATATTTTATATTCCTCCTAGAATGGTATTTAAGTAGTCTGAATTAGCCTTTGCTTCATCAGCGATTCTTTGGCGTAAAGCCATTTCTTCAACTGATATAGTCATATTTTGTTGTGGGACTAGTTGTTTTGGTACGTTTTTGTAAGTATTGAATAGATCAACATCTACACAAGCAACAGCATCTTTCACTTCATCTAAAATATTAATGTTGAAATACTGAGATGCTTCGCTTGCGTTTAACCAAGTCTCATCTTCAAGCATTTTAGTTAACTTTTCTTCTGTTAATGCATCAGTTGCCTTACTCATATAAGCAGGAATACATGTCGCTTGTTCAACTTGATCTAACCAGTCAGCTTTTTCACGCAATACAGTAGCATTAGGACTAAACAAAAGACCAAGCATTGGTTTGTGTATCATAAGAAAACTATTCTGATACATATAAATATTGTGAGCCTTCATAATAAAAAATGAAGACGCACTCGCTGCAACCCCATCCACATAGGCGTTAATAGTCATGCGATTTTTCACTCTATCGAGCAAATTTACCATGTTTACTGCTGTGAATACTGATCCTCCAGGTGAATTACAAAAGATATTCAAGGTTGTAACGCTGTAATCAAGTGCATCTAATTGTTCTTTAAAATCAGTAATAGTAACATCAGTGCTATCCCATTTGTCTCCAGATACTATTTCCCCATAGATGAACAACTCTGCACTACCATTACCTTTATTAATTAAATTGTAAAATTTATCTCCCATTTTTGAATTCACCTCCCTTCAACTTCTGATTTATCGCTACTACTTGCACCTTTACGTTCTGAAATTGGTAACGACATAGGATAAAGATCTCCACTAATCCACAACTCTTCCGCTACCCCTTCAACTGGCGGTAAATCCTCAAGCATCCGAACTTCATTTGGTTTCATAGCTCCACTACGCAACATAACTTGATAAAACTGTGTTCTAGCTGATGTATCTCCTCTTAACAAACCACCAAGATTAAACTTAAAGTATTTCCCAGCTTTCCTATCAGTTGGTGTAAGGAGTTTTCTATTCAGTTCTTGTTCATATTGCCTAACGGTTGGTGTTAACGTCATCTGGACAAATTGAATCATCATTTGTTCATTCGATGAAAAACCCTGCCCTTCTGTATCATTCAAAAAAGAAACTGGCACATTAAAAACGTTAGCTACCCTTGAACGTGTGATTCGTTCGGATGCTAACGTATCTGATGCGAAGTATTTTCTATCAATGTCTTTAACAGTAACGCCTGGTTCTTGGAACAAAATGCCGCCGTTTTCTTGATAAAAACGCTTAAAATCGTCTATAATTCGCTGACGTTTATCGGCATCCACATTGGCTCCATACTCCAAAATAAAGCTGTCTTTCTTCTCCATTTCGGATAAACTGAATTCTTGTACAGCTTTGTCATAATCCAATGTATTTTTTAAAACATCTAAAGGGCTGATACCTGCCCAACGCGATACTCCTGTAATATGCTTAACGTGGATCATATTCATGTTGTGAATGTAATAAGTTCCGTCTATTCCGTGGACTTCGTACCACAAATTGTTGTCATCTGTGTTAATAAAAGGAGTAACATAGGCTGTTTCGATTGGAATTAAAGCTTCTACTTGCATCCTAATATCCCGCATAATAGCAGCGTATCCGTTTCCTGTTTCATTTCTAGAAACTTCGATTTTGTTAATCCATTCGAAACCGGACATATTTGTATTCGGATTATTAATGATCACATCTGCTGCTTGATTTAATTCAATATCGAAATTTTTATAGAGCTTTAAAGGTAGTGACGATAAAGTATTAGATAATCTACTAATCACACTAAATATCGTCTCATTGGTGGCTAGTTTAGAGTTATCAATCCCCCAAAATCGGCGACCGAACCATGATGAAAAATCAAATGTAGATCCTTTCCATCCCGCAACAGCTCCTTTTACCGCATATTTAGCCCGACTAAACCATTTCAAATTCTCACCTCCTTCTGTCATCCAAACAGATCGTTAACAGATATAAATTCGATATTGCCATCACCTTGTGGAGTAACCATATGTTTCATGGTTTCAACATGAGCATTTAACAAAGCTGCAAAACCATCAATTTTTCTATATCTATTCTGTTTTTGTGGTAACCAACTTCCGTTTTCATGCTTTTTAAGTTTTACATTGTTGATATACCATCGAAGCAGTTTATTTTCATTAAAAATAACTTTTCCATCAATGAACAAAGTTTCTACATCTCTCAAAGCCGGCGTTAATGTTAATGGCCCTTGTCTAACAACTTCTGTAAGAAAACCATAACTTTCTAAGGATTTCACTAAACGAAAAGCTTTTGCTGGATCATACATGATTTTCTCAATTGTATAGAGTTTTGATTGTTCAACAAACCATTCATAGACAAGCTCAAGCCTTATATATTCCTCATTTACAATTGTTAAAAGACCTTTTTCTGCTAAATCTGCATAGTCAATCTTTTCATTAGCTGCTATTACCTTCTTCATTGGCACCCAAGAGTGAGACAAAACAAAAATCTCACCGGTATCAAGTGGGAATTCTAAACATGCACTAGTGAAATCCTCTGATTCAGAAAGGTCAAACGCTCCTATGCAACTTTTATTCGTTAAAGCCGAAATATCAATAACTTTGTCATTTCGCTTTATAACCTCATAATCCAAAAATGATTGTTCTGAACTATTAACGAACATATTAAACCGTTTTGTAATAAAGTCGTTTCGCTCAGAAGGTGTTCTTCTCGCTTTTTCCCATTCCTCAACCATGTCCTCTAATTTGATTGAAACGCCCATATTAGGATTAGCTTTAACCCATTTCTCAGGATCATCAAATTCTTTTTGATCATCTAATTCGGCTAAAAAGTAGAACGTTCTTTCATCGACTATAGCCCCGTTTAGCACATCTACGCCTTGTTCATAATAGTTAACTAATGGTCCATCCAGTTGATACCCAGCTGTAGTAATATATATAAGCAACGGTTGATCCCTGGAACCGCGCGAGTTTTTTATTACGTTAATAAGCTTGTAATCTTTGTATTCATGTATTTCATCAAAAACAGCAATATGCGTATTCAGCCCATCCAATTTTTCAGAGTCAGATGCTTGCGGCTCTATTTTCGAAAATGTTTGATCAAAATGTATAGCATCCCTTAAGGGTCGAAATCTCTTTTTTAATTTCGGAGATGCTTTTATCATCGCTTTTGCTTCATCAAACAATAAACGAGCCTGCTTCATGGAGTTTGCCAACAGAGGTATGTCTGCACCGTTTTCTCCGTCTTTGCTTACACCAAAAACAGATACACCTGATATTTTGGTTGTTTTCCCATTTTTTCGAGCAACAAAAATAAGACCCTCTTTAAAGCGCCTTAATTTAGTTTCTTTATGAATCCAACCAAACAAGCTCCCTAAGGTAAAATGTTGCCATGCTTGCATTACGAGTTGTTTAAAATTCCCTTTAGACGGCTTACAATATTTTTCAATAAAACGTATTGGACGATGCCCTATATTTTCATCAAAAATCCAAGGAAACTTTTCATTCAACACTTTCAACTTTGCTTTTTCTAGGTCGTTTAAATGTCTTCGGGAAGCTAAAATAACATTTTTAGCAGCAATTATTTTTCCTTTTATCACTTGTTCAGCATACCAAGTTGTTAATAATTTTGTAGCTGGTTTTGTAAGAATGATGTTGCCGTTCTTAGAAAGAATCGAAGTCATCTAAATCACCATCATTCTCCGGCAGCAACTTGTTGATCTTGCTATATATTTTATTTTTCTCAGCGACACATGAAAGATACGCTCGATAGGTAGGGTTAATTTGATGCGTTTCCCCACCGCGACTATTAACATTTGTAACCCTATAACCTTCTTTTTTTACTAGTGCTTGCAGTTCGATTTCTTGACTTCTTAAATTGCAATAAGTAACTAATAAATCTTCATCCAGATACTTTGATTCATCACCAAACTCTTCAAAAATATGCTCAAATGTTTTTTTAGCCGCAGTGTTATGAAATGTAAATTTCGGCTTAGTCATTTTATCAACCCTCCTTTCTAGCGTACTTTTTATTTTTTATGATCCAGATTGTAAGCGACGGTGGCCCCGTCGGCCCTTGAAAAATTTTAAAATTATTTTAAATAGAGGGGGGTATTAGACATGTATTTGAAAGTTAAAACCTATCTTTATTCGCTTTAGATGTAATTACATTGATTTTTCTAGACTGCTGTTCCTTTATGCTGAACCCTCTTTCAGGATGCTCTTTGTTATGACAAGGACGACAAATACATTCTAAGTTATCAATATCTAATGCAAGCTCTGGATGCTCTTCTAAGTGTTTGATATGGTGGACTGTATTACCTATGGTTATCTTTCCTTTACGTAAGCATTCTTGACAGAGATAATTGTCACGTATAAGAACAACCTGTCTACACTTCATCCATGCAGCACTCTTATAAAATGCCCGTGCTTCTTTATTACGTTTGTACTTGTCATAGTGTTGTTGTTTATTCATCAGCCATCTTTTCTGCTTCCATCATCCCTCACCATTCCTTCTCCATAATAAAAGACACCCAACTAATCGAGTGCCTTCACTTCCTCTTTTAACATATTCATTCTTTCAGTAAGCTCTTGCTTCATCTCATCCAGTTTCTTATGGTGTTCGTTAATAGCTGACTTGTATTCTTCTTCCGTCATGTTACGGAAGTTTATCTTAAGTTTCTGCTTGGAGAACCGATTAATCTCTTGCTGCACCTTCCTTGCCTGTTTATCTGTTACGAATGATATGTACTTCTTTTTACAGTGTGGGCAACGAAAATATGTTTCGATTACGTATCCTTTGATACGACTTACTGGGTGTTCGTATTCTTTAAGATTGACATCAAAATCTTTCGTGCAAACATCGCAGGTAACATTCATTGGTATCTCCTTCCTTCTCCAAATTGTTATACCAACAGTCTCCAATCTCTTGTACGAATTGGATCATTCTCTATAGCTGGCACCATATTAAAACAGACAAAAAAAGATAGTGCTACGACTACCCATTTATTTCTTCGTAGTATTTTCTTCATTCACTTTCCATCCTTCCTCTAGGACACAACGCAAATACGGGCAAAAAGAAATGGATTCATTTATCTTTTCTACCCATATGCATGATTCGCATTTCTTCATGTGCTCACCCCATAAGAAAAAGCACTCAAATAAATGAGTGCCATGATCTTTATTGAATATTTGAATACGCCTGTCTATCTAATTCCAATACCGCATTCGATTTAGCCTCTTCTAAAGTTTCTCCAATACCTACCGCTAAGTAATCCCTGCCAATTATTGCGCTACTATCTTCATTTTCATCATATAGATTTAAATAAACTTCCACACGATCTTCGAAGAACAGGAAAATGAAATCAATTGCATCTTTATGCTTGTTTATCATAATTCCGGTTTCGCTATCTAAAGCACCTACTCCAAAACTTTCATCTTCCACTAACTTTTCTAATTGTGTTTTCATTTTATCACCCTCCTCTAATATGGAGGATTCGACAAATAGGTAAATAGTCCTTGTAAAGGTTTTGTAAAATAAAAAGCACCCCCGAAAGGATGCTAAATTGCGTTAACTGTGAACTAAGTAAAAATCTTTATCTTCATAATTGTATTCATTTAATTCTATTCCCCTAATTGAAAACGATATAATGTTCTTGATTTGTACATATTTCCCATAAATACCAAACCATCCGCTAGATGCTTCAGTTATTTTCTTTTTTATAATAACTTTTGACTCTGATTTAATGTTAAAACTCTCAGAGTTCCCATCTACCGTTTGAATATTCACAAAAAAGTATTTCACATCTACACCTCCTTCTGACCTATGAATTCGACAAAAGGATATATTTTCCTGCCAACTCCTACAAATTATTTGCGCCTTATTCCCCTTTATGAAGTTTATATATATCTGTCTGTTCCCATTAACAGCAAAGATCACAAGGACTCAGCTTTTCTTTTTTTGGTTACTGATTAACTGGCGCATCCTTAAAGACCCAATAAAAAAGCACCCTTTATTCGGATGCCTTTTTGTTTATATAGTCGTATAAAGCTTCTTTTAGTATTTCACTAATATTGTTGTTACTATGTAGCCACTCTTTTAAATCAATTGGTAGTATCGCTGTAATATCAATTTTATCACTCGGCATATCTATTTTCCTTACTTCTTCAATAGTGATTCCTACGGTCGGATCAGGAAACTTACATTCAATAGAATCGCCATTTACAACTTCTAAATTCCGAAATTTCTCATGGTTATCGATGTTTACTTCCAGCTCTAATACCGGAACGTCTCCATTTCCTACCTCGGTTACTCCTGTAATAAACATATCTAAACTTTCTTCCTTGTCGTCGTCATACCGCAACAGAACTTCAGCTTTATCTTTATGGCTGTATTTTCTTGCATCGACCTCTGTAATTACAGTATCCAACAAAAGGCTATACCCATCACCTTCAGAATAGTGCAGGTACAACACGTTATTTAACAAACGTATTTCTTCGCCATTTATTTTTACTCTTTTTATTTGTGGCATAAGAACAACTCCTTTCCCCATCATTTCGACAAAAGGAGATGTTTTCCTTCTTTTCTCATTCTATCTAAACTAGATACTCAAAAAAATTGTTAAACAAGTTTGGATTGTATTTTTTGTGAGCATCTAGTTTACAAAGAACAATAAAAAAGCCTACCCATTGGATAGACGATTAAGATATATATTCAACAAATGACGGAATACGTAGCAAACCAGCTTTTGTATAGTTTCTAAACTTCACCTTGCATTTAATCTTTGGATCCAAGTAAATGAACTGCTTGTTTTCTCCAACAATTAAGTCTTGATACTGGCTGTAGAATTGTTTCCTTGCTGCAGGAGTTACAAATTCCATTATGCCGCCAGGCTTTAACTGATTTCCCTCTTCAATCCCTAGGAGCAAACCAAATTCATCTTTCCTTAACCCTGTTATTACTGCATCGGTATATTGATAATTGATAACTTTGAGCCAATCATTTGAACGCTTATTGATCTGATATTTTGAATTTGCTTTTTTCTGTACGATGCCTTCAAGCCCCTGTTGCTTCACTAATTCGAAATAAGCCAGGCTATTTCCGTACATCCATTGAACCTTACAAATTACATTAGAGTCAACAACGGTTTCTTCTAGCAGCTCTTTTCTCTCATATAGAGGTAATTGGGTTATCTTTTGACCATTATGATAAATTACGTCGAATACGCAATATTGTATAGCATGTTCAGATTTCTTTGACTGAAATCTTTCCATCATAGCTTCAAAGTCAGGTTTCCCCTGTTGATCAGTCACAATTATTTCCCCATCTAGAACAGTTCCGTTCGGAATGTCTAACTGTAGTAATTCAGGAAACATATTTGTGACCTCATTTTTGTGACGAGTATACAATCTTATTTTGTTATTAAACTTAGACAGTATCAAACGGATCCCATCTAGCTTTAATTCAGTAATAAAATCCTCATCCTCAAAGGGGTGCTCTGATTTATGCAATAACATTGGAGAAATAAACAAAGTTACCACCTCAAGAATATTGTAACACTCTTTAAAAGTATATCCTTAAGGTAGATTTTGTAAAAAGTAACTTTCTACCCCAACAGAAGAACGACACCTCGGCATAGTGTCGTTCTCGTTGATTCATTCCGTATGTGACAAAAGACGAATCGCGATTACTGCTTATCACGAATTGTCCTTTCTGTTAAATTTGCTACAATATCATAATATCATGGAAAATGGAGCCGAAAGTGCAACCATAGTGCAATTCACTTAGATGGGAACCAATTTACCGTAAATTTCATCACGCAATTTTGTTAGGTCCTCTAAAAAACTTTCCAGTTCTTCGCAATCCCCTTCTAATTCTTCCTCCAAGTTAACAGTGCTATCATCCTGGTCATCAAAAATACCCAGTTCTTGGATTGATTTTTCGTTGAAATTAGAAATCATATCAATTACTTCTTCAACAATATAATCTTCGAATTCATATTTTTCCGCTATCTCAGAAAGCCTAAGATGTACGTATGCAGGACTGTTAATTAGTCCTCTTATATCTTTAATTTGGTTGCTAACTGAATTTTTAGCTTTATTAAATCTTTCTATAGCTTCTTTTTTCTTCCCAATCCTAATGGTAAATCTAAAATCTTCTAGCCTTTGTTCCATTTTAGAAATTTTCTCATCAAATTCTGCAGAGTCAATTACTAGATCGATTCTTTTCTGATGTTCTTTTAATTTGTTAATTAAATTTGTTACCACAATTGCCCCTATAGTTACAAACAGTGTCACAAACCCTACAAAGAATATTGTGAAATTAAATAAACCACTTGAAACATCCTTTTCTCGATCTAATAAGGCTTTATACAGATCATCTTTACTTACTTCTTCATTTTGTTCCACCAAGTTTATTTGTTCTTCCAACTCACTTATCTTATTTTCTAATTCTTTTTGAGACACTTCACTATTTTGTGTATTTACAGCTTGTTGGTCATTATTAGTACTAGCCGCAAAACTTACACTATTATTTAGTAAAATAAACAAAAATACTAAACAACATAGTTGCATAAATCTTTTCACCTAATATCCCCCTATTTTCACATTATATAACTTTAACTATATTACTATATAAAACAGTTAAATAGTAATAATGATCTACCTCCACCCCAAAACTTCTGCAAGAACATTAATAATCTCATCTCTCCAGTAGAAAGCTTGCCTTCTGCTCACATGTAATTTCTGAGCAATCCCTTCCCATGTTAATTGCTGAGGTCTTGTCCAATACTTCAGTTGAACTAACTGCCTATGAGTCTCCGGTAGACCTGTATACACTTTTTCAATGGCGGTAGCGATTTCCTCTAGTTTAGTCAATCTCTTATGAGTTGCTAACCTTGTCCCTAAACTTCCAGTGGGATCCGAAATAAAACTTGATCTTCCACCACCTGTATTCTCATCATCGTTTTCATTCGTGAACATGATGTTGTTACGCAATAGCTGAATCTCTTTCAATGTATCATGGTAACTATATATTTCGGATTCTATATGTTGAAAGGTTGGTTTTTTAAGTTTAGTAGCTGTTGTCATGCTCCATCCTCCTTAGCAATTGCTTTCATCATGTCCTTTAATGTGTTTTGCATCCCTTGATAGGATAAAGCCACGCCTCTCCACGTTACAAAGTATCCTTCGTAAACACCTGACTTTTCTAAGTTAATCCCTTCAGCAATTTTGCTCTTATAGTTAGAATCGTTAATAGCCATCTTATTGGTTTCGCGCTCATACACATACATTTGTCCCCTTTCAGTACTAGCTCTCCCAAAATAAAATTGATATTGGCTCTTATAATAACCTGCAATCTTCCAAGCTTCCCTTTCAGCTCTATTGTAAAAATGCTCGAGTTTCGCAATCTGAAACGGAGAAAGGGAATCTATATGTTCTTCCATTGCATTTATGGATTTGAGTAAATCATTATGAGTTGCGATTGCTTTAGTTGCTCCTGCTGGTAGTTCTTCTTTAATGGCAGCCTTTAGTTCATCTGGAGAAAGAATTTGTTCTTGGGCTGTCTGATTCATAGTCTGCCTTTCCCGTCCTTGTATCCTTTTTCATACGAATTAACCGAAAATATAGACATAATAGCCAAACCAAACATGCAACCAATAATAAACGTTATAGCAGAGATCATTTATTCACCTTCTTCAGCACATCTTTTTGAAAAGCAGTAGTCTCTATATCCTCATTTATTGCTTCGGCTATTCTTGCCAGCACATATGCATCTCTAACATTATCACTGTCGTGCTCAAATCCCCATCGTTTGTAAATAGGTATGACCATGGCATCTTTCTTCACATTCCCTTTACCAGTTGCGAATTTCTTAACTGAGGTAGGTGGTATTTCGATTACTTTAAATCCTTCGAAATGAAGCAAATAACGAATTATCCAACCAACGCCATACTGAGTGCTTACACCTTGCCCTCTGGATCCATAAGAGAAACCTTCAATGCATATAAGATCATCTGGTTCTAATTGCATTAATATTTTTTGGGCAATATCTTCAAATCGTTCAATATCCTCTGTTTTATTAGTTGTAATTTCATCAACTACCCCCTCTGTATATTCGTTATAGAGACTACTTTTTTTGTTATACAGAATCGCTATTCCTGTTTTTGTTGATGGATCTATCCCCACATATCTCATTCGCTTCTCTCCTCCAAAACTTGAATGTATTCCAATTCCAATAGCTCCGGTCGCATCTTCTCGTAAAAGGTTCTACTGTAATTGCCGACCATGGTTAGAAACTCAATGTAGTATTCGCGGTCTGTTTCATTCATTTTCAGATTCTTCTTTCACTTGTTCGGCAATGGCAATCGCGACAGCAGCTGTATGAATTAATTCAGTGTATAGATCATCCGCATCTGTTTCTTTCATAGAAGTTAAGCCTAATTGACCTTGCATAGCTTGGGCAACTTCTCCGAATTCTTCTGCTAAAATCGCCAACCAAGTTCCCATATCATGCCTTTGTATCCCCCACTTGACATCTTGCGTTGCTCTCTCTTCCTCAACGTCCATAAGTACTTTTACAGTTAAATTCATTCTCCCTTACCTCCAGTTCATGTAGTGCTGCTTCTCTATATGGAGTGAATCGGGACAAATACATGAGTTGTCCCAGATTCGCTTTTGTTAGGTTCATTTTTTCTTCCTTTCGCCTATTTTCTTGTAAATGTCTGCGACAAGAATTCCTGTTTTGGTCAAATCGGCATTATCCTGGATTAAATTATGTTTGTTTAACATTGCAAGTTGAGCTCTTGATACTAGAATAAGATTATCGGGTTCAAAATTCCGGCGGTTCCCATCACCGAATATAACAACATGTTTTTTTGGAATCTCTCCGTTTACCGACTCCCAAACTATCAAATGTTTCGCTCTCCATTTGTTTGGATCCGCTATTTTTATGTCAACGTAATCATCACCATTAACTCTCTCAGTACCGACTGGTTTGTAATTATGAGGTTTGTTCCCCTTTTTGAATTGGGTTTTCTTGCCGTTCTCTCCGCAAAAATCTACACCCCTCACACCTTTGTTCCAAGCTTCCTGCCCTTTTATAAACCGACCATCAAGACCACTTACTAAGCCGTTCCGTTTAATAAAACCGACCATTTGGGTAACTTTTAAATTAGTGTTGAAATTATCATTAAACAATTCTGTTAATTCTTTTCGAGATCTACCTTTAATGTTCTCGCGGACAAATATTTTTTGCTCATCAGTGTAATTATGTGCTGGCGCTCTCACTTTACGCCTCCAGCATTTTAGGTTTTTCCGAATCTAAATTTAAACGATCATTGTCATCATAGAATTTTTGAGCTTTCAGAACCAAATCACCATTTTGTATAATTCGAGTGGCGATATCGGAAATCGCCTTTGCTCTTTTGAATTCCTCAGCTAAATCCTCCCCTTTTATTTCCTCGTCATTTAAACGTTCTAATTGGGCAAATAAATGGTTATTCAAATCACCTAGCGTATTTCTCATTTTCATCATCCTTTCTATCGAATTATTTGTTCACGAAATGCAGCTATAGCTAATTCACGTTTCAACGATGCATATCCTAGAGCTTCAATTGGCTGCCCTTGTTTTGTATGTGTGATATTTAAGTCCCTCAACCGATCAAGAACATTATTTCGTTTCAACTTTTCTTGATAAACAGATTTCATTTCATCACCCCATATGGATTATTTTCAAAACGGAAGATCATCATCTGAGATATCAATTGTTTTGCCGCCCTTTGCAAATGGATCATCATCCACCTTCGTATAATTGTTTTGTGAGCGATTCTGATTGTTCCTTTGTTCAGAATTTCCGTCCTGAGAATTTCTCGGCTCTAAAAATTGCACAGATTCAGCTTGCACCTCTGTCACATATACACGCTTACCGTCCTGTCCTTCATAATTACGTGTTTGGATGCGTCCATCCACTCCTGCAAGTGAACCTTTTTTCAAGAAATTAGCCGTATTCTCAGCTGGCTTTCTCCAAACCACCACGTTTATGAAATCTGCTTCCTGTTCTCCTGATCCATTTTTGAATGGGCGGTTGACTGCTAATGTAAATGCAGCAACAGGAACTCCATTTGGGGTGTAGCGTAAATCCGGATCTTTTGTAAGGCGTCCTACAAGGACAACTCGGTTCATCATGATTGTTTTCCTCTTTTCTCTTTTTGAATGTCCATCAAAGCAAAGAATGTTTTATTTTTAATATCTTCAAGAATTTCCATAGCTTCTCGGGGCGTAAACCCTTCATCTTCAACCATGTGCAATAAGCCAGTTACAACAAAAGGTGTGCCCAGTTTTGAATCATCCATTTTCTTTGCCATGATTGTTCCCCTTTACTGTTCGTATTTAAATTGACTAAACTAGATAATAGGGATTTTATATGCTATTTTTTATCAAAGATAACAAAATCCACTTTATGAGGTTTGCTGTCTAATACCTGTACAACTGTTAGTGGCTCGCCGTCTACGTCCTTCACTATCTTGATCATGACGTATCTTTTCATCGGCATCTCTCTTCTTCCAGCAGCATGAACTCTTCAAATAATTCATCAGTCGGATTTTGAATCAACCCTTCTTTCCACAAATCCCACTTATCTTTGTAATAATGTGGTCCAAACTTCTTCTCATGAAGCTCACGCCATTTATTCGCATACGCCCTGTCATTATGGCAACGCTTATGAAAAGTTGGGTATAAAGGTACAAGGTTTCTCCATCCACCACGGCCGCCTTGTGAACGAAAAGTAATATGATGCATTTCGATTAGGTTACTTCCTGACTCCAGGCATTGGTAACCGTAATGTTCCAAAGCTTTGTCATATTCCTTTTCTGAGATAGAAGAACGCTTTTTACGATGTGGTATGACTCTACCTTTGTACATATCAACCTGCTTCTTTTTCTTAGGCTTCTTTTTAATCTGCTTGTTTTTCGACTTGTCCTTTGGTTGAGGTTTAGGTACTGGCGAATACTCAAACACTCACAGCACCACCTTCAAAGGATTCGTATAGCCCTCTGATTCTTCTTAAATCCCTTGATACCTGAACTTGTGATAAACCTAACTCTTTTGCGATTACTTTTTGAGCCTTACCTTGCATTAATCCGGTCAAAATGAAAGTTAACCTTTTTCCGTATTTATCTAGCTGCAACCATTCAAAAAACTCATTTACAAATAGGTGTGTTACATCTTGTTCAGATGGGTATAAGCCAAATACAGTTGTGTCCTTTTCTCCATCTGAGCTAATAATCGTTTCACCTGAGACTGTATAAAAATTTCGTTTACACTCAAATACTACTTGTGCTTTTTTTATCGGTATTTCTAATTTCTTAGCTATTTCTTCCGGATTATCATTTCTACCGATTTTAAAACTTAACAACTTTATCGTTCTGGGAAACCTTGGACCAGTATTGAAGTCTCGGAATAATTTCATGATTTCACCTTGCACTTTTGGAAAAGCGTAGGTCATAAATTTTAATCCACGATCTGGTTCAAAATCTCGGTAAGCTTTAACTAATCCGATATACCCTTCACTTACAACATCTTCATACTCAAATCCGTACAGCTTGATTCTAGTTAGGTACCTTGAGGCGATGTGATGAACTAGATTTGAATAGTTTTCAATTATCCATTCAGCAGAAACCACTTCATCTTCGATATTTTTAACGGCAGCAGTTATCATAAGTCACATCCCTCTCCAATATTCCACCCTGATCTTTTCCAACGTATCTCTTACTACTAGCGAAACAGTTTGTTTAGTTCTACCAATTTCCTTAGCGATATCTAGCTGTCTCTTATCCTCCAAAAACTTCAAAAATATAGTTCTCTGTTTAACTGTTAATTTCCGAACAACTGTTTCAACAGCTTCGTTAATATCTTGCCAGTCATACTCCGATTCAGGGTTTTGTAAAAGGTTTTTGATGGTTAACTCATCTTTGCCATCAGAATCAACTTTTTCATCTATGCTGATAGCAGAGATATTTGCTTTTCGCTTGTCCCATCTTTGTTCGTTCATAAATAAATAAATTTCGTTTTTGATACATGTATAGGCGAATGTAGAAAACTTCACATTTTCATTCGGATCATAGGAATTTAGTGCATTATTAAATCCAAACATGCCAGCGCTTAAAATATCGTCATAATCAAAAGGCATGTTTCTGAATTTCCATACCACTTTATAAACCAACCTGATATTTTCTTCAGCTACTTTTTCTTTATCGAACTCAGGAGTGAACACCTTGTTTGCTGTTGTTGCATTCACGTTTCTCCCTCACTTCCTGTAAAAATTTTTCCGCATCACGTCTGCCGATGGCTTCCCAGTATCCAGAAGGGTAGCTATTGAATAGCCACGCTCCTGGGAATGGGTTCTCAATCCCCTTCATATCACACCTCACCCTATAATTTTCAACCGATCTGTCACTTCCATAAACCATTCCTTTTGCCCCAATATCAACGTCAATTCAACTGTGGCTAACAACATTTCCTTCAAATCATTTCCGCTTGTGTAGGTCCTAGGAGACTGATAAAAGTAAGGTAGATCTATTTTATCGGGTTGCATATTACCCACTCCTTTTTTAAATTACCAAGCTTGTGTACGGTAGTCTTTCCCTTCCATTTCGACTAATCGGGTACCCTTCATCATACGGCTTACAATACGTCCTCCGTGCACACCATATTTATTCGATAGTTCCTTGGATGAAAGATTCGTGGTAAATACTTTAGGCTTGTCCATACGTGAAGTAATGATTTGGAACAGGACTTCCGATGCCCAGCTTTCTTTTCCGTTTTCCTGCTTCACGTATTCAGCGCCTATATCATCCAAAACAAGAAGGTCGGCTTCTGCACACAATCTATAAATTTCTGATTCTGAAAAACTATGGTCATTAAACGATTGCCGTATCATCCTCAACAAGGAAGGCGTGTCAATGAATATAACTTTCTTCCCCTGCTCTTTTAGATATTTTGTGATGGAATGGGACAAATGAGATTTACCTAACCCATAACCACCTTTTAGCAACAGTGAATGAAATCCAGTTAGATTGTCGAAATTCTCAGCGAACCATTGGCACTTTTTTAACGCATCCTTCTTGCTGTCATGATCTGGTATGTAGTTCTCGAAGGTGGCTGTCTGCAAATCGTCAGGAATGAGACTATAACGCTCAAATTGGGCTGTTATTTGTTCATCCCTCTGATTATCCATCTGCACTTTATAGTCCGTCATTTCCCTCTCTAAGGCTTTATTCTCGCATGCAAGGCAATCACTTATTTCCTCGCCTTTATGGTCTTTTACGATTGGAACAGAAGAACCGCAAGTTTCACAGATTCTTTGTCCGATTACTTGGATTTTAGAAAAGGTTGTCAATGTAGCTTTCAGGCTTTTCAATTTGTCCGCCCCCTTCTTCATATCCGTCTATGAAAGAATCGTTGTTTAGGAATGTCGTAGGATGCTTGATATATTGCTTGTCCGTCTTTTGGACTTGCTGTGCATATTTTCCGGTACCAGCTAATATAGTATCTAAAGAATGGTTTTTAAGTGCTGTCTCGAATGATTTAGCAGCCTTTTTCTTATCAACCTTCCTAGGATAGATAGACCAGAATTGCTCAAACTCGTTTGAGTAAGGGTTATTCTTTTTATCTTTATCTATATCTAATTCTTTATCTATATCTGTTGCGTTTCGATGCGTTACTTGTAACGTTACATTTGAGATACTTTGAGATTCACGATGACGAGCAACTCTTTTTCTTGTCTGCTCTCTAATTTTGTCAAGCCCCGCAAGGTTTTGATGCTTCTCCCAATTGCAAATACTGATAAAATCATTGTCCAAAATTTCTATCATTCCGAACGTTTCGAGTGTCTTTAATGCTAATCTCACTGTCGCAATAGGACGATTAAAGATAGTCGCAATCATCTCATCTGAGTACGGAATGTTCTCATTGAGATAAATAAAACCAGACGCATTTGTCTTACCTGCTTGCGCAAGAAGCTTCACCCATATGATTAAGATTGTGTCAGCCTCAGGCATAGACTCAATCAAACGGATTTTTTCATCTTCAAACATGTTAGTGCTTAACTTGATCCACTTCACATCTGACACTTTTTTCACTTCCTTGGCATAAAACTTGTCCAGTCGTGTATAATAGGTATATGAATGTTTTTTCTTGAGTCCATTGTTGGCGCAATGGATTTTTTATATTAAAGGTCTCCATGATTGAACCCACGCTAACGCTTCATCAAACTCTGAATCTTTTACATCTTTGTAGCTAGTGACCATAAACGCTCTATGCAAGTTAGAATGAAGCTTAGAGTAAAGCTTACGTTTCGAAAAATTCTGTCTAGTTTCTTCGAGATCCCACAATTTAGCGATACGAAAATTAATTTGTGACTGTAGTACGCTTTGTTTGGCGTGATCTATGGTCATTTTGTTTTTTAATGTGTCTTTTATCTCGGCGACCTCTCCTTTTAACACCCCGACTTCTTCCGACATTTCGATGGATAGTTTCATAGAAGCGACTAATTGTTCTCTTTCTGTCAGCGTTTTTGGTTTCCTTAACTCTTCCTCCATCACTTCGAATTGTTCAATGTAGGACTCCTTGAATTTTGTTGCTTCTTTTCCAGTGTAAGAAAAGGCAAGAAGTGTAAAACCTTTTCGATTCATAACGATTAATGGCATATCTTTGTTTTGGTTATTGATGTAAGAGGACTGCACGAAATTGTGCTCTCTAAATTTATCGCTGCAATCTAAATCTCTAATGTCCTGGAGAACTCTTCGGTGTTCCTTGCCGAAACTTTCAGCCACTTTCAAACTATCTGTAACCGCATGCCCATTTTTCACAAAAACCAATGCCTTCATTTGACATCCTCCCTTTTCTTCAAAACCAATAATTTTTCGTGTCCTACTATATAATAGGCGTGAGCAATCAATGTCGCACAGTTTATTCGAACTGCGACAATTATAAGCAGGTAATTAGCTACTCACTAAAAGTAGGTTACGATTCTGAAACAATAAGTTATAATTAACAGAGCACTATTAAAGGAAGTGTATTAAATGGTTATGAAACAAAAAATTCTTCTCATCACAATTTTAATAATCGGTCTTCCAGTAGCTTTTCTTGCGCCAGAAAGCAGATACGTTTTTCTATTATTACCACTATATGTTGTTATTTCTTTCGGTTTTGAAATTTATGAATGGGTAAAAGAAAAACGAAAAAATTTATACTGATTCACTCTTGTGTTTAATTCATAGTTTGTGTCTACTATCTATTACAACGTTTCGAGCACTTCGGAACTTCCGAGTAGTTCACAGGGATGTTGCGAATTATTCAACGAGTTGTTTTGAACCGTTCGAAAGCTGTATTTGAGACAATATTAGACCCTTCTTCTGCAATTGCCGGACCTTACTTTTAACTTGAGTGTAAGTTTTGCCTAGTTGGTCAGCTATTTCCGTATTGATTCCGTAATAGGAACCATTAGCGTAATGATTAATAACAAATTGCTCATCCGCTTTCGTCCAAGTGGTCCTGGTATCTTCATCAAGCGTGCCGATCATTTCATATAGTGTTTTCCTTGCATCGTTCCAGCACATCATAAAGCCATCGTTATAGGTGGATAGAGTGATGGCTTTTGTACATAGGGGTTTACATTCACAAATTTTCCTTTGTTGCCCGCTTGAAATAAATTTCATATCAACTTTATTTATGATAGGTTTCATTTGTTTTTAATAACCACACGAGTATAATATCCACCAAAGAATGAGAAAAAAATTACACCGAACAAGACGATTGTGCTCATTTAAACTTCCTCCTTTGAAGATTGTTCATCGACAGAGTTACGTTTGTACTGATTTTCAAAGTGAGTTTGAATATCGGTTATGGTGTACCTCATGATGATCTCTCCTTATCCGATTAATTCTCGATAATCCAGGACAGTGTTCAGCATTTTATTTCTACGGCAATAATGACAAGTTCCGCAGCTGTCAGGCTTTTCAACACCAGATTTAACAGCAATAAATCGCTCCATGTTTTTTTGCACATCTTCTAGTTCAATATTTAGGCTAGTATGGTCAACGGTTATGACAGCTTTATCAGGTGGATCTTGCTTAGATACAGCAACAATGAAATTTTCTAACCAGTCACCACCGCGGTTTTGGCTTTCTATCTCCGTATATACTGCCATTTGTGTAATATAGCCGTATGCTTCAACGAAAGAACAGTACCCAATATCTTCACGCCAATACTTTTCATAGATGCCTTTAACGGTCTTTAAATCAGCAAAACGACCATTTCGTGGATTGTAAACATCCATACGAATTTTCCAAGGAGCCCCGAATAAATCACCTGTCATGATTATCTCTTTTTCACCTTGCAGTGCCATCATGACGAATGGATCTAATTTCAGTACCTTAATCATTTCATCAGCTAATTTGTATTCAGCTTTCATTTGACCTTTAGTCGCACCACGAGTGCTAAATAAAATGGGATTCTCTTCCTTGAATTGATCCTGAGTATCATCCAACCATGAGTGAACATAGGAACCGAAGAGCAAAGCATCACTTTTCGGTTCTTCATAATCCCTGTTAAGCTTCGCCATTGTGGCAGCTTCACATTTCAAAAAGCTTTTATACTGAGATACAGAGAAATAATGACGATCAATCTCTTTTGAATAATAATTATCCTTGTTGATTTCCATCTTGTTCACCTTCCTTAAATTGTTGTTCTAGGGACGTTTTAGGCTTTTCCTCTTTCTTAGCATCATTCATATTAAAAAAGTCTTCACGCTTCGCCATTCCGTCTTTAAGCGACTGATTAATACCACTAAGAGTTAAGAAATCTTGTTCAGTAAAAGATTCAAGATTATGCCCCAACTTCGCTTCAACCATCTCTTGAGTAATTCCATATTGAGTCTGGAACCATCTAAGAACTTTAATCAAACGATCTTTTAGAGGTTCGCTATAACTATCCTGCAAAGTCTGCTGACATTGACCAACTGCATTATCGATGATATCTCCAGGAATGATTCCTAGGATACAAGCACGTAACCGCCTTGCCCCGTTATTCGCAACCAATTCATAAATATCTCTCGGATCAGTAAGTTTGTTCATCCTTCCTTTTGCATAACGCTCATGCTTCACTTGGAATATCTTTTCTTGTCGAGTATTTGATTCCATATCCCATGCATAGGCAACTACAGTAGATTCACCGTTCTTTTGTTCAAGCTCCTTGATACCGAAATTAATGTTCCCCCAATACTGAGCGATTGCTTCAGCTAAACGAATAGACGGACCTGTTACCGTTGTGCTACCTCTTGGGTATTGGTAAAGTGCTGTTTCAGCTAAAGATTTACGTTTACAAGCATTAAGCATTTTTAATTCAGATTGATATTCGTTTCTCGGAAATTGCTTTGCTAAGAATATTTGTGACTGAACCTCAGCCATTTCGCGACTTTGTGCAGCTTGAGCGTTAACACTCATACTCGGCTGACCTTCAAATTGAGCTTGTAAGCTATTCATTATTAAAACCTCCTGTGTTTTAATTACGGCAGATTATTTTTCAATGGGCATTAGAGATGGCAGTCTCTATGCCTTTTTCGTCTTCATCAACAATTCCATCCATTTCGTGTATTGCAATAAAACGCGCCTTATACTCCTCTATTTCATCTTGCTCCAAATGAGTGAATTTTTCAGTCAGTGTTTCAACACTTGGCATGTATCCAGCATCGTGACAGTCGCAGAGATAGAAGAAAATTGACTCAGGCATCAGCCATACCATCCAAACGAACATCATCATCCATGAACTTTTCAAACTCACGCATTTCGTACAATCTACGTTCTTCGAGAGAATTATCGTAGAAAGCAGTGATTGCAATATCTGATTCACGGCATCTATAAGAAAACCATTTTGATCCATCATTTTCATAATGTTCAATTAAATTAGCAGGAACTAAGTCAGTAACAAGTTTTTCCGCTTTATCTATTCCGATTATGTGATGGAAAGATAATGAAACTTCTGCTCCATTTCCCAAGGCTTTACTGACAATTTCTAATTTTTGTTCGTTGTTCATGTGAACTCCCCCTTAGATTTTTAGTTTTCATCTAGCCAATCTAATAAGAACTTTTTAGTTCTATCAGCTGGAAAGTACCATTTGCCACCGATTTTGTGTTTAGGAAAGCGAGTATCAAAAAAGAACTTTTCCTGTATTGTGTTCCATGACATACAAGTCCTTCTTTTCAATTCATTGGCATCCCAGAAAACCATTTCGATATCAATTTCCTTGATGCGTTCTTCCAACTTCTCCAGATACAATTGTTTTACTTCGCGTTCGTCAATCTGGATATTCAGCAAATTAATTCACCTTCTGTCGTTGTTGTTCAACCCAATTTAAAAAATCTTCTTTGAAAACACGCAAACTTCCATCAAACTTTACTGCTGGGAAATCCTCATTTTTGAATAACTCGTATACTTTCCCTTTACTGATACGTAGGTACGTCTGAACATCTTTGGCTTTTAAAATATGTGGTAGTTCTAAATTATTTTCCATCCAATCCACCTCCTGATTAACCTATAGGTTAATTCAAGATTAAAAAAATATTTCCTTTTATTACCGCGTTTCCGATTAACTTATAGGTTAATAATATTATTTAATTTCCATATAGTCAATCGTTTATTTAATTTTCTTTTATTTTTTTTCCACTAATTAACCTATAAGTAAATTTTCGTGAATTGAAGAACCTATTTATATATAGTAAATTAATCTATGAAGGTGGTGTTCTGTGTGGATTTTGGAAAGAATTTTTTACAAGCGAGGACCCGAAAAGGTATTGAGCAAAAAGATGCAGCCGCGGCCTTAGAGATTAGTCCTGGTTTTCTTTCAAGAGTAGAAAACAACAAAAGTAAACCAAGTATTGAGCTGATAATGAAAGCTGCAGAATTTTATGGTGTTGAGGAAGGGTTCTTTTTTCAAAAACAAGATGATTTCGATCTTGAAAATTTGTATACAAGAAAAAATGAAAAATTCATCACAGAAATGAACCTCTTATCCGTCAGCGAACTACAAGAAAAATACAATATCACGCTAGACGGAAAAGAGCTTAGCGAAAGGGAATTAAAAGGTATTATTGCTTACTTGCGTTCTCTACGTTCAATGGAATAAGACTTTTCTTCTCATCCCTTTTAGTTTCATTGAGAAAAATTAAAATAATTTCGGAGATGTCAATTTCTTCTTTGCTCATTTTCATCAACTCCTAAAGGAATGGTAACGGTGGCTTACAGAGTCGGTAAGTGCCTACTCCGCTACCATTTGACAAGAAACCGAATGACACAGCAGGAATTAGCCGATCGTATCGGTGTAACGAAACAAACTATATCAAAGTATGTTCATAATTCACAGGTTATGTCATATCAAACCGCTTTGAATATTTCGAAAGTATTAGACTGTCAAATGGAAGATCTTTATGAAATTAAGGAGTAGGCTAAGGGTGGACAAGTTTTGTCTGCTCATCGCCAAAAGTCATCGTTTAAGTTAACTTTATACACAATTTACCACAAAAATAGTTTTTCAAATGCCATCAATTTGTATATTTTGTATTATTTTGTTTTTTATTGTATCATATTTCTAGAACAAATGTTCTATTTTTAAATTATTTTAAAGGAGTTTTTTACTATGGCTAGTTTCAGAAAACGAGGAAGTACTTGGGAGTATAGGATTAAGTATAATGACCCTGTTACTAATAAAAAGAAAGAAAAAACGAAGGGTGGGTTTAAAACTAAAAAAGAAGCTCAAATAGAAGCTGCTGAAATTGAAAAGATGTTTTACTTGAAACAACATACTATCATCCAAAGTAAAGAAGTAGTTGTGAAAGATTGGTTAAATGAATGGCTTGAAATTTACGGAAGCATATGCGAAAAAAGTACATTGAAAACAAGAAAAAGGTATCTTAATAAACAAATCATACCCAGTATTGGTAATTATAAATTGAATCAATTGACTAAGATTGAATATCAAAAATTCATTAATACTCTTATTACTAAAGGTTATAAAAGAAGGACTATACAAACTATCCATTCAATATTTTGTTCAGCAATTAATAAAGCTGTTGAGTTAGAGATGCTCTCGCACAATAAATATCAAGGTATCAAAATTAAAGTTGATGAAAATTCAGAAGACGATAAATTAAATTTTTACTCAAAAGAGGAAGTAAATATCTTTATTGAAGCGGCAAAAAAATCAGCTTTCCATCACTATATGATAGCTATTTTACTACTAAGAACAGGTATGAGGAAAGGTGAAATGTTAGCACTAAATTGGGGTGATGTCGATTGGGAACAAAAAACAATCTCAGTTACCAAAACAAGAAGCGATTTAGGTGTGAAAAAACCTAAAACGAAATCTAGCTATCGAACAATCAGTGTAGATAATACTTTAATAGAGGAATTAAAAAAATATAAGTTGTGGCAAAAGAAGAATAAAATCAAATATGGTTCGGAGTACAAAAATTCAGACTATCTTGTTTTGCGTCCGGATGGAAAAGAGATGGGGGAATACGGAGTTAATAAAGCAATAGATACTATCATAGCAAAAACTGATCTGCACCACATCACCCCACATGGATTAAGGCACACCCATGCAATCATGCTATTGGAAAGTGGCGCAGATATAAAATTCGTTAGCACCCGTTTAGGACATGCTACAGTCAATATGACCGCGGATGTTTATATACACATCACCAAGAAGTATGAGAATGAAAATGTGATGAAGCTAGAAGCGTATTTAAATAATTAA